TTTGAAATAGTTTATCCCTAGGCTCAAGGAATTAAGTCTTGTGCCTATCAGCGGATTAGGTAAGGAAGTTCAGGTAGGTGTCTTGGTAAGTTGAACTTATTTGTAAAAAGGTTGAACTTCCTTACTCATAAGGAAAGTGGTTTTTGGATTGAGAGGTTATAACTTTTTGAGTCAGAGGTTAAAAAATTTTTGCAATAAAAAAAGACCGTATATACGGTCTAATTTATTTAATGTAATTGTTTCCATGCTCCATTTACTTTTACATAGCCAATAGTTGGTTGTTTCCACTGTCCATTAACTTTAACATAAACAGTACAATCTTTCCATACATTATTAATTTTAACTCTCATTGTAGTATGGTCAAATGCAGGAACAACAATATTAGTCGATGCTGTTGACTTGCCTGTTCCATTATCTACAGTATATACCGAAGTAGAAGTGAGCCATACTGAGCCAGAAATAGCTATTGATTGGTTTGATGAGGTTCTATTGATGTTTTGGGTGTAAGTGCCTACCACCTTTTCTCCACCACCAGTGGCGCTCCAAGACTCACCCTCAAAATTAATTCCTTGAGTACCATTAATATATCCATTACCACGTAGATAATTACCTACTTGTCCCCAATCACCAGAATAATCAGTAACAAAAGTAACAGTAATTTGTATTGAAGAGTAAGTTTCATAATCAGTCCGCGTCCAATCAAGTTTACAATGCCATTTTCTATTAGTATATTTTGAATTACTAGGAGTCATAATTGCTCCTTCTATAGTACCACTAGCCATTTTTCCTCCTAATTAATAATATTAAATTAGTTGTTATTTTATTATGAATAAACAAGCCATACATCTCCATTAACTCCATCAGATGCGCTAGGGGTAGAAGTGGAAGCGGTTATTTTTGGAACTCTTGTCCCGCTAATAGTTAAACCAGTACAAGTAATAGCGCCGGTTGCAGTTAAGGTACCATTAATAGTAGAATTTCCTGTCGTAGTAAAACCCATTAAAGTTAAATTATTTTTAGTAGAATCATTTACTGCAGTTGTCATGATACCCATATTTACTTTTGTACCATTAACTTTTAAGTCTATTGGATATGTCGCAGTTGGTATGGTAACACTATAGGTTTTTTGATACGCAGTATAACCCGTATCATAAATAGTTATTTTAACCGTATGAGTAGACTCTGCAACATAAGTACCATAGGTTGTTTTAGAAAAAGTTCCAGATACTGCACTTTGCTGAGTTGCCGGATATTTTGCTGTGCCATCAATTTCTATTTTAATATAAGGTTTATATTGTGTGCTGCCAACTTTACCACCTCCATAGGTAAAGGCATTAATTGAAATATAGGTACCAGTATCATCTGCTTGACCATATTCGTCAGACCTATATACACTAATACTTCCCAATGTAGGAGAAGTATAATTAATTGTCCATTGAGCATATAAAGTTAATCCAGCATTTGTTGAATAGGTAGCTCCACAATTGTAATTAGTACCAGAACCTCCCGATGCGGTATTCCACTTAGATAAAGTATAATTTGTTCGTGTAAAAGCATTATTTGAAAGTATGGTATAATTTTCTCCATACCATTTAGTTTCTGTTTTTGAACTACCAGTACCACCATTTGGATTATAAACAATATTATAACTAGTTTTTTGAGGTATTGTAAGGTCTAATGTTGCTATTGATTTGGTTCCACTAGCTAAATTATGTTTATATAAACTAGCAGAAAGGGTCAAAGTCTGAGGACTATGTGTTTTATTCCAGGTTAAATCTACATAACTATTATTATTATTAATGGTTGGTACATAGACTATTTTTTGGTCTGTACCCGTAGCATTTGCAGAACGATAATTTCCTGTCACTGTGTCTGGCACAGTACCAACACTTGGGGCAATAGTAGATGCTAAAGTTACTTGTAGCTCATCCCAACCAACTTTACCAGTTGTAGTAACACATACACCTGCTTGTAATCTAAGGGTATAAGTGGTATCGTTATTAGTAATTACTTCATACCCTAAAAAAGATTTAAAATAAAATTTAAATGAATTAGCTTTAACAGGGTTTCCATATACATATGTAAAAGCCATTAACCTATTCCTCCTATGCCGTATAAATTAATGAAATACGGTTTGTTCCTGTTCTCCATGTAAAGCTTCCAATTTTTAAGCTTTGTTTTAATTCTGCATATTCTATGTTTAATGTATTAGAACTAATATAAGCAACTTTATTTGAACGATTAGCGTAAAAACCTAATTCATCAGGACTTAATTCTACATGATTACTGCTTTGTATTCCTAATATTACATTAGTTCCAAACGTAGCTATTGATTGTCCACTATTATTTATTAATGTTACCCCAGCATTTGTTAATTGTAATTTTGATTGTGAAGTCGCAGCATCAGGCCGTATTTCTAAACCTTGAGGAACCACTACTACATGACTTTTAACATAAGTATTGAGAGAAGTAGTAGTACTACTCACACCATTTAAATTTGCTTTAGTTCTTCCTAAGTCATCAGTTAAATCCGTAATTTCATCAGATAAAAAATCAGTAGTTAAGTCTGTATCTTCTGGCGCCGGGCTCCAATCTGTTGCTTTATTACCTTTTTCAATTTTAATCCATTCTACATAAGCAGTTCCAGTAACTGCAGTTGACCCTTGTCCTGCCGAAGCATTATTAGAAGCATAAACACGACAAAAACCAAAACCTCTACCACTAGTCTGTGAAGCCATATTTGCAGTAGCAGTAAAAGTTACTGTATATATTCCAGAGCTATTAACATTAATAAAACTAGACATACTAATTGAACCGCCGCTATGATAAAAGGCTACAGATTTTTTCTCTGAGCTAGTAACAATTTTTGCTGATATGGTATATTGTTCACCACTAATTAATGCTTCAGTAAAGTCAAAGTCACAAATATTATAAGTAGCATGACTATCTAAAGCGTCTTTTGTACTATTAAACAATAAATTTTTCGCTCCTATTTGAATGGCTGAATTTGCTATCAGACCAGAAGAATCAGTGAGCGCGGCGCCCGAACTTACTACTAATGAAGTAGCTGTGATAGCTCCTTTGACTGCCAAACCATTCGAATCATATTTAAGTCCTTGTGTTGCAGAAGCCCAAGTTGAAGCATTTTTAAATTCTAAAGTTGCTGGCGAATTATCAAAATTAATACTATTATATCCTTTTGTAATATTGCCCGCTGTTATGCTACCCATATCGGCATAAATAGCTGATAATTTATTTCCGATTATTTCATTTGCCGTAACACTACCAGTAATTAATGAACCACCATCAATAACAGTAGTAGTATTGTCTAATAAAACATCACTACAACTACAAGTTGTGCCAGAACCATTATTATATTGAGATACCGTTTGAGTTTGCACCGCAGTATATAAATATAAATATTTTGTCGTTCCGCTAAGTAGTTGAGGTATTTGTAAAGACCAATTCCCGTATCCGTTTCCACTTGCCGAAGATGTTAACCAAGTTGTATTTTTACTTAGAGTGGTTGCTGCTGTTCTACGTTGATAAATACGTTGTGTACGATAAACCGCATCCCCTTTTGTTGCCAAACCTGAAGTAGCATCACCAATAGATTGATCTACAGCCACCGCTAAATTTGAAGTAGCATCACTAATAGCTTTATCTGTATCTGTTGTTGTATAAACATTACTTCCTTCACCAACAGTAATGACTCCACTAATTACGGCATTAGTAGCATAAAGTTCTCCATTTTCATTTACGCCAAATTTGGTTCCAATCACTTCGCGCCAATTGGCCGCTGTATGATTATTAATAGTTAAATTCGAACCATAATTTTTTGAAGATATATAAAGAAAACCAGACTGTCCTGCGGTGTTAGCTGTAATTCCACCATCAGATAATACCATTCCATTCGCACTAATAGTAGCAACGGTATTACCACTTGGATTATTAAACTTAATATCTGTACCATATTCGGCCAAAACGGTTGTGTTGTTTCTAAATTGTATGACGCTATCTGTTATATAAACATTGCGCTTATTTACTCCAAGCTTACCTACTCGTATATTATTATTTTCTACACGTAAGGTTTCTACAGTATCTCGTACCATAGAAATAGCAGTCGAATTAATTTGTATAAAATCTCGCTTAATTCGATTCTTGTCATGAACTTGGATACCATTATTTTCATCTATAAAAGTGATATAATCAGTTGCTTGTGTTGCCGCAGTATCTATGCCATTTTTAATAGCATCTTTTTTATAAATTTGAGTTTCAACTTGTAGTTGCATAAGTTTACACCTCTATTCTTTTAGTTATAAAATATATCTATTAAACCGTGAAGAGCGGTATAACACCACTCTTCACTTTATATTCAAATCTATCCTTCATATCCTGTAATAAAACTTGAAAAACTAGCCCAGTTTGTCGCAGCCTGATATGCACTTACAAGAGAAGGCTGTACATAAATTGTACCTCGTCTACCTTGGTATGCTCTTGTCATTGGTGTGTCGGTAAATACATTTGTATCAGATAAAGGTACAACCATAGAAGTAAGTAAATACAATGAAAATAATTGTGAACATCCAGTAAATGCGCCGTTTCCAATCGTACTAACTGTTTCAAAACTTGCCCATGATAAACCAACACAATAAGCAAAGGCATAAGCACCAATTGCTGTAGCTTGCGGTAAACTTATCGAAGCTAATGAAGTACAACCATAGAATAATGAACCGGTTACTTGACCTAAAAGTGGAAAACTTACCGCTGGTAAATTAGTACATCCACCAAATGCGCCGTGACCTATATAACTTACTTTTGGTAGACTTATACTGTTTAAACTAGTACAATTATAAAAAACACTACCATTTATATAAGTTGCATTTGGGAAAGTAGCTGATACTAAATTATAACAGTTATAAAAGGCTCTGTCACTAATACTAGTAATATTTGTTAAATTAACCATTGTTAATCCGGTACAAGCATTAAATGCATCTGCATCAATAGACATGGCCCCTGAGAAATTTAACTCCGATAAAGAATCACACCTATAAAAGGCAAAATTTGGAATTACTGTTATGTTTGGAAAGTCTACTGCCGTAAGTTTTTGACAATCTGCAAAGGCTCTTGTGCTTAAACTTGTCACTCTTGGTAAATTCATTGTAGTTAAATTAGTACAGCTAGCAAATGCACCGCTACCAATAAAAGTAGCCTGTGGAAAATCTATAGAAATTAAATTAGTACAACCTCCAAAGGCGGCGCTCCCAATTTCAGACACTAGTGGAAAACTAGCTTTAGTAAAAGATGCACAGCCATAAAATGTATATCCCGAAATTAAACTGATATTAGGAAAATTAACATTCGGTAAATTTTGACATCCTCTAAAAGCATCAGACCCAATATAATTTATATCGGAAAAACTAATATCAGTTAAATTCGTACAGTTTGCAAATGCACCAGCTTCAATTATACTAATTTTTGGTAAACTTACTTTTGCTAAGTTCGAACAACTTGCAAAAGCATAGGAACCAACTGCATTGACTGTTGAAAAACTAATTGTTTGTAAACTAACACAACTTCTAAATGCAGAAGACCCAATATAGCTTAAGTTTGGAAAACTCAAACTAGTCAACCTAGAACATTCTATAAATACATTAGTATCAATATATGTTACACTTGGAAAATTAGCCTCAGTTAAATTTCCACATCTAAAAAAGGCTTGATTACCAATTGAAGTAGCACTTGGAAAACTAACCTCTGATAAACTACTACAATTATAAAATGTGTTCCAATAAATAGAAGTAATATTTGGAAAGGTAGCAGAAGCTAAATTGTAACAACTTCCAAACGCCGAATATCCAAGATAAACGGCGTTTGGAAAATTAACTGTGGTTAAATTGGTACAATTTTGAAATGCTGCACCGCCAACCGATGTAACGCTTGGGAAATTAACAGTGGTTAGAGATTGACATCCACTAAATGCACTGTATCCAATTGTTGTAACATCAGAAAAACTCATTGTTTCTAATTTAGTACAATCTGCAAACATAAGCTCATTAATAGAGCTAAGTTGAGGTAGATTAACTGAAGTCAAATTTTCACATCTTTGAAAAGCGGCAGAACCCACCTCAGTTACATAATCAAAACTAACCTCTGTTAGTTGAGGACATTGTCCAAAAGCTAAAGACCCAAGATGAGTAACATTTGGACAATCAATACTACTCAAATTTGAACATCCGTAGAAAGCGGCCGAGCCTATGTAGCTGATTCCACCATCTGTAAAACTACCTATTGTCCTATTAACAAGGGTTAAATAAGTAAGTTCATCATCATATCCTAAATTATCTATCACACTCATTCTTCCCTCCTTACTCTATATAAGCAGTTATACGGTCGGCATATTCTGCCCAACCCGCGGCTCCACGGAAATAACCTACTAAAGATGGTCTAACATAAATTGAACCCGGTCCATCATCGCCTTGATATGTATTTGATAATGGAGTGTTTTCAAAAGCATTAACATTAGCTAATGTAAACCACGATGATGTTAAAATATATACACTTCTTAAGAAGTAACAATCAGCAAACGCGTAGGCCCCTATTGAACTTATTGCTGAAAGACTAACATTAATTAAGTTTGGACATGAAGCAAAAACACTTTGTCCTAATGTTTGTACGGCTGGTAAATTTATACTTATCAATTGGTCACATGTGGCAAAGGCTTCGTTTCCAATAAAGCTTACCCTAGGTAAATATACACTTTCTAAAGCGCTGCAACCACTAAAAACACTAGAACCAACAGATGTAACAGCAGGAAAACTTATTACTTTTAACCTATCACACCCCGTAAAAGCACGGTTTCTTATTGTATTAATATTCGATAATTCTATAGAACTTAATCCACAATACCCAAAAGCATAATCATTAATAATTGTTGCCTCAGGAAAACTTACTGAAGTTAAATTATAACAATATTCAAATGCTGAAGCAGGTATAGACATTAATACCGGGAAATTTACCGAACTTAAATTATAACATCCTCTAAATGCTTCGCGCTCCATTAATGTTACGTTGGAGAAGTTCGCAGATTTCAATCCATTACACTCCGCAAAACCACAAGAGTCAATAGCGGTTAAATTTGGTATATTAACAGTAGTAAGTGAAGGACAAGCGTAAAAAGCAGAAGCACCTATTGAACTTACGTTTGGAAAACTTACTTCATTCAATTGAGAACAGTATCCAAAAGCATAAGAACCAACATATGACATAGAGCCAAACGCCTCTAATGGTCTCCTAGCAATTAATACTCTAGTCATTGGCGACGGGTCTTTAAAGATAGCTATATATGTCATATCTCCCGTCGCTGGCGCCAGTGGTGGTGACCATCCATAAAATTCCCACTCTCCTTCTGTATCTCCATCTTTTCTCGGTGGGTCTCCTCGATATACTGGCATTTCTCCGTAAGGCACATGAAATTGTGTATATAAAGTTCCGCCACCGTCTTCTATACTTTTTACAAAACGAATTGTATAATCTTTAGTAATAGCAGTATAACACGGATATAAAGTTTTATCTTTTAAAATAAAACTTTGAGCATCTGGGTCAGGTATGTTATCATTTCTTTCTGACCAACCAGCAAACTCATATGTATATTGAGCTGTTGACGCCTTACGTGGTTGACCCGTATATTGTGCATGACGTCCATTATAAACTGTTTCTCGTTCTTCAATTTCACCAACTGCATTAAGATAAGTAACTACACATTCTCTTGTATCGGCGTCTATTGTTATATAAGGATATCTTTCATTATACGCAGCAATTTGAGAGCCATTTAAATAACTTATATGTATTGTACCTTGCACCGCCTGTGATGTGCTTATATCAGAGCGAGCACCCGACGAATTAGCTTCACTTAAACCACCTTGCATAGAATCTAATCTATTAAAAATCGTATCTATTTCTGCGGCTGAGTTTACTTCCCAATTAAAACCAATTAATCTTATTTTAGCTTCGGTTGGAACTTTATTTAATATATCTAACAAATCAAGAGTAGGTACATTTTCTAATACTAAAGTTGTAATATTATCATAAGATGCTAAATATAAATCAGTAATATTCGGTTGATTTGATAAGGTTAAGTTTGACACTGTTTCAGGTAAATGTAATACTCGTAAAACACCACCGTTTGGAAGGGTTACGCCTGTAATAATAGTGCCATCGAAATAAATTTCTTCAATATTTATGGCCTGTCCCAATTCCATAGTGCCACCAAGAACAGTACAATTTCTTGCATCAACGGTTTTCAATAAAAAATTGTTACCAAAAGTTAAAGTATCTAAGTTCGGATTAGTATATCCAGGTGTATTAGAGCCAATTTTTATCGACCTTAGTCTTGGGGCATTGGCAAAAGATGCCCTATGTGGTTTAAATCCACTCAAATCACCAACATCAGCAAGTTGCGAAGCATTTAATATTTCAATGACATTATCTCCAACCTGTTCATACGGACACGGTATCGTAACTGGTATACCATGAGTGGCTCTTTGTTTTATAGTATCATTATCCCATCTAACGGCCGCATAAATATCTGCATAAGGAGTAATTGTTATTCCTACATCAATTGCACCAGGACGCATTGAAATTGTATCCGCCATGGTATCTCCAGCAGAGTATTTAGAGTCTATGTATCTAAATCTATTATATAACCACCATTTACGCTGTTCCGCCTTGGAACCTAAAGCCATAGGTAAGTAATCAGCATTCCCGTCATCAAGCAATGGGTCGATATATTTAAACCAAGCGTCTTCATTAAAAATAGCTTCAGGCCATTTTTCTTGATGCTCTTCAAACATACGTTCGATATTCGAATATGAAATTTTACCTTCGCTTCGAATATTTTTATACATTTGCTGTAATTCCGCACCAAAAGCATCTCGAACATTTATCCACAAAACCGAATCTTGCCCATTAAATACTGGCATAGTACCAATATAATCTGTATCTTCTAAAGAATATCCAAAGGTTAACTCTCCACGGTTGTCAATACCTATCGCAGTATCCATATCATAAGGTAAAAAACACCATTTATCTCCGCCAAGAAATGATGGAAAAGCATTCTTCGCGCGCGAGTCGACCATTAAGAATAATTCTGTAAATAAATACATAAATAATACAGAATCCATTTCAAAATGTTCGCTTGCTTCCGTATGGAATTTTGCTAATCGATATGCCACATTATCTATAGTATGAACCTTGCCACTATCATCTGTATATGGCTCAGAAAGCGCCTCATTTGTGGCGGTTTCTTGATTAGTTGTTACTAACCATGCAGATAATTCAGATAATTTTGTCGCATCTTGATATGGGTCATCTAAATCTGGATATCTAGCCTCAAAATCAGAAAGCCATTTATACTTAGTTTTTCCTTCACTATCAATATAAGTAATACTATAATCTGATTCTTTCCATAATGCATAATCACCGGAGTTATTTAAAGTTTCCCAAGATTCATCTCCTTCAACAAAACCGAAAACCTCTTCAGTTCCTTTGTCATTATTCCAATTGTATTTACCTAAAAAAGAGACTGTACTACCATTATCCCAAAACATAACAATTGGAAAACCATCAATTCCTTGACGCACTTTTTCATTTTCTAGCTGCGGCGGCGTCTTATATGGACAAGCCTCATTATATAAACGAACTAATTCAACATTGTTGGCGCCCTCTGAAGAAGCAACATCAGCTTTAAAAGTAAAAGTTTCTGTTGGGATTCCATCGTTTAAAGGATAAGCGGAAACGTGCTCTTCCGATTGGGTCATATCGAAACCATTCTTAAACTTAATTTTATAGTTCTTACGAGCATAAAATTGAGATGATGTACCTTGTACGTCTACTTGCGCGCCAGTGAAAGTAAAAGATTTAGATGGCGTAGTAGGGTCTACATAAGTACCCCGAACACCATTTATTTTATTCCCTTTATATTGAGGTAATAAAGGAGTTGATAAAATTAAATAAGGTAAATCATTAGGCAGTTTATCAATAACAATTGAACCATATTCATCATATACATTATTATGTTCATAACGTTTTAACATTAAAGCAACGTCTTGAGTATCAGCAATCCAATTTTCAAGAATCTGATTTCTTGTTAAACTATTATCATATATACGAATACAATAAATATCAGTTGTACATTCATTAGAACCTATAGTAATATCAACTGGTGTTATTTGTGAAAAATCATCACCTACAGGATATTGAACCACTCCACTCATAATACCATTAATATAAATATAAAATAATGGACGATTATTATTTTCAGTTTGTTTTTCTATAACAAAACTAATTCTAACATGTTCATCTTCTTTGTATTGAGTACTTACTACAGATTGAGCAGACTTAAGTACAGCTTTTTGTGTAGTTAAGGAAAACCCCCTATCTCCACTCATACATGATACAATTGTAGCATCATAATTTAACACATCTCTTGTCGCAAAATCAATTTCAATTGTTTTTCCCGTATCACGAAAGTTAGTTACAAAAGGTTGATAAGGAATTGTAAGACGAGCATTACCATTAATGCGTAAAACTGTATTTCTCACTTCATCCGTATCTTGACCATCAAGTACCCAGCCATTAGATACAAAGTTAAAATTATCAAACCTACACTTAATATCTCCATACGTCCAAGTATTTGGTTTTTCTTCTGCATTACTGCGGCCAAGCGATTGTAAACCTAAAACCATATCTTCAGTAGTTACTTCAGCCATAACAGCACTTTTAGTTACTGTTAAATTAAATACTTTAGAAACTAAACCTGTTTGAATTTTAAGATTAAGCTCACCCACAGTATTTACCCTAAATGACCAAACTTGTGTAGTTCTACCTACACGCTGCGTAGAGTATTCTACGTCATTAACATATAATTTAACATCACTTGTTAAATTATTAGGTGTATACACTGTATAAGGTATATTAAGAACCGTATATTGCTCTGTTGTAGTTGTTCTAAAATTAGAAGCAATAATTGGTACTCTAGAATTTGGATCTATACAAATTATATCATAATATAATTCATTAGAACGAATAATATTTCCACCAACCTCTGATTCAAAGTACACTAATAAAGAATGCGAACCATGAAAATGAGAGGTGTGGCTTTGTATATCTATAGTATAGTTTAATTGTCTACCGGACATAGAAGTGCTGTCTGTTCCGATGACGTTACCATCTACTATAAAATAAACAGTTTTTTGTATATTACCAGTAGGTGTATATGAAAAAGTAAATGGACCGCTTCTAGGAATAGTAGCATCAAAACTTGATTTAATCGTTAAAGAAACAACTGAAACAGTATAGTTAATAGACTTAGTATTACTATATACATCAGAAACAGTAACTCTTATCGCATTCGCGCCAAAGCTTAAAAACTCTTTTACATCTATCTCTATTTCTCCCTGTGCTATGCTTCTATTAACACGGGTAGAACCATTTACTTTTATTGTTAAAATACCATCACCAGTAGGTATATCATCTTCTGTAGATGACCAAGCAAACGAAATAGGACAATTAGCACCTTCAGTAACAGCTCTTGATAACCAACCAGAAGTATTTGTTACAGTAAGAATGGCATTATTAGTGCCACCTCCACCGCCTCCGCCGCCACCGGCAAAAGGACCATAAGGGCCAGCAATACGCTCATTATTATTTAATAAGTATACCAGCCCATCTTCATCCACTTCTAATGCATCAGCAAAATTATCTAAACGTGAACCTATTTCTTGAATTTGTGTACCTTGTTGTTGAACTGTATTACCTACGTCACCAATAATATAGTCTTGTATATCTTCTAATGAAGCCGACCTACTTTTCTCTTCATCGAACATTACAAATCGTTTGCTATTAACTAGAGTAGAGGTTGTTTCTTCCTCTAAATTAGTCATTGTTATATATTGTTCAGGTAATGCCATAGTTTCTCCTTTTATAATGCTTGTGCTAATAATAAGTAATCATCTGGAGTAGCAACTGCGTACCAATCTGGCGTTTGTAATAATACATCGTCCCTTAAAGCAAGACTACATATTATAGTTGCCCCATATCCAGCGTTATTTTTATTAAAAGTTATAGTTTTAGTGTGAGCTTCCAAAGAAGTAGTTTGAGTAGAGTTTTCATCCCTTCGTTTCCAAAGGAACAATCCATCATCTACATGTTCTGTTATATCTTTATTACCATAATATACATGAGCGGTAAGAGTGACACTACTTTCAGTTTCAGATGTAACTTCTACATATAAGGTATATCCCTTATCACTTGCTTCATTCATTACTTCGGTTAAACTATCTTCTAATCCATCAACCGAATTTTGATTTACTATAAATTCACCATTTTGATTTATAGTTGCTCCACTACCAAAACTTCCAGAAGTCGCCTGAATATGACCTTTAATAGTTACATTGCTAGCATATAGATTTCCACCTTTATCTACTCCAAAATTACTACCCACTATTAGGCGCCAATCTGTTTTCGTTGCACTTTCGTTTATTTTAATACCTTCTCCATTTTCTCCTGCATAGTCATTATTTGATAAATATACAAAATATGGAGAAATATTATTTAACGCCGACTCAAAACTACCAGCTTTTAAAGTTAATTCTTTAGTATTAACTTTTAAATATTTTTTATTATCTTGGTGCCCCGTATAAAAAGCAATATATTGAGTATCATCACCAATGTACATATTACTTGTATATATACCCTGAGTGCCTTCTAAATTCTCATGATATAATTGATTAACCAAAGGCTTAGCGCTCATATAATCTAAAACTGGTAAAGTACCCAAAATACCCTTATAATCATAAGTAACTCTTGGATAAGTAGCTCCCGCAGTTTTATCAATCACCGTTTCAAATAATGAAATTGCTCTTGCTGGTAAGTTAACAGTATTATCAGAGCTATTAACACCAATACCATAATTTGATGTACGGTTCTCACGACCCATATCTATGAGTGCGCCGCCCTCTAATTCTGCTAAAGTGGTAACCGGTGAATTACCAGTAACCATTGTCGCGGCACCTTCTAAAGTAACTTCTTTTTTATTTAAGTTTATATGAGTAACTTTATATACATGGGTTAATCCATTAGTTTGTAAAATATTTTGTATTGTAGAATCAGAAGCAACCCCATTAGTAATATAATTACTAACTTTACACCAACTACCAGTATCTTCCGAACTCCTTCTAAAATATAGCTTATCAGTTACTGCCACAGTATCTTGTGTTAATTGATATCCATAATTAGTACGTTCGTACCAACCGTTAGCTTGTGGATTATCTGTGCCTTTAACATTAGAAATCTGATAGTATGTAACCCTAGCAAATAATAAAGGATTCTCAACAGTAACAATTAAATCATTAATACTTTCTTTATCACCGTCTGGATTACTAGTATCTTTTGGTTTTGTTGGGTCACCAATCCTTGCACTTTTAATTGTACTAGATGGCCTAAACAAGAAAATACCACCAACCGCTTGAATCTCTGCATATTCAAATACAGCCGTCTTAATTGCACCACGCGCAGTGATATTATTGAAAACTGCGTCACCGTTTTTATTAACCATCCACCCATGACCAGCTCCGTCATAATAATCCGAAGTCTGAATAGATGAATTTACACCATCAATTATAATCCAATTTGGTGTAGTAATATCATTCTTACCAACAGTAACCACTTGGCTAAAATTGGCAGCCATAGCATCAATTGTACCAACGATAATTAAATCTCCATTATCATCGGTTTTCATTACTTCGACGCCATCGTTGTTTCTAATTCGGATACCATAAAGTGAAGGTTCAACCCCTTCCTGAGGAACTGTTTTCTTTTCGTAATAAGAACCGACCTCTGAAACAACCGGGTTATCAACTTCTTCATATCGACTACCATTTTTTATATAGTAAGTCTTATCTGATGCGAACTCTGCGGCCGAAGCTTCAACCATCCACTCAAGTGCACCAATTTTAATTTTTTCGTTTAAATCATCGCCAACTTTATTTAAAACTCTAAAGTCGTTTTCCGAGGTAATTTCAACTTGGCCGCCACCTTCATAAGTATTCTTAATAAAGAATCCGTCCCAAGTAATACCAAAATGAGCCTTCTCTTTTACATCCTGTAAATTAGCAGCTTTAAAAGTTCCATTAACTTTAGTGCCATCTATACCATATAAACCATATTCATCATAACGAACATATGTTTGTAAATCATAAACTCCTTCTTGAGTAGATTTATAAGCACTAATACCCGACTTATCCCAACGGAAGCTTGGATTGTCACTACTTCCAATAACTACATTTTCTGTATTTAAAGTACCAGTATAAACCGTACCTATATTAATTCCTTGACCGTCAATAGCGGTTCTCCAAGTTTGACCGCCATCAGAAGAAATTCTTATTCCTTCACTATTAATTATAACACGATTTGCAGGATTGGTCAAATTCTGAACAAGGATTTGGTCTCCATTAATTACAACAGAGCCATCACTTGTAAGATTATAATTTTGACCACTTATTTTATTTAAAGAGTTAAGTAATACGTTTTGATTTAAAGTTCCATTCGCATCAAGAAGCGAACTCATTTTTGCATATGATGCTTCATTATACTGCACAGTTTGAACTGCTGCGCTAATACGTTGGAACAAATCTTCAAATCGTGTTTTATAGTTTTGAACAGTAATTACATTGTTCTCTGGCTCTTCTAAATGCCATTCAACCTCTGAAACAATTACTTCTTCACGCGCTGGTGTAAGATGTCCATTTACATTAGACCAACCGAAAAACTCAGTGTCTTCGATATATGTCTTATCGCCAACTTCAAATAAATAATTTTCAAGCCCCTCTAATTCACTAACTTCAACTACATTAATCGTATATGAAACCGTAGGTTGTGCCGAGGTGTTACTTACTTGTAATGCGTCGAGGTAATAAAGTTCAGGGTCTATATATTCAGTTGAACTCCACGTTCCCTCTTGAATATAACGACTATATTTAGTATTAAACTCTTTAGTTTTTTCGTCTTTCTGGTCTTGAAGGTCTTCAATTTCATCTTCAATTCCAAAAATTGTATCAGCAGCAGAAATTTTAAATTTTGCAACTTTATCGTCATCAATTTGATAAGAGTCTTCGCTAATTTCGTATGGACTCGGCGCATCAAACGTAATTAAAGTCGCAGTGGTTTCTTGGTCCCAACGTTTTAAACTAACCGTTCCTTCACCATTATAATCCCCAATCTCAAAAGTAAAACCAGGTAAATAATCACTAAGTTCGATAATAACATGTCTTACCTTATTAGCATCTATATCTGTCCATACTTTTACAACATAATCGTTAGAACCTTGTAATTTATCACGTACTTCTTTATATTCTTGTTCTATATTGAGTAATAATCCCGAATAATTATTAATAATAGCAGAACTAGTATATATTTCACCAAGAGTTTCTAATATGGTTTCTTCTTCGGTTAACTGTTTATCAGAACTAAGATTTATATGCTCTTTTTTATATTCCTCGTAAGTCTGACCAGTTAATTGTTCAAACTCGGCAAGGGAATTTGTTTGAGTGTCTTTAGCAGTATCAACCAATTCTGTATATACATTTAACTTACTTTCTAATTGAGTTAACGAAGCACTTAAGTTACGTTGCTGTTCATTTTTAATTTTAAGTTGCCTATTAAGTTCAGCAATTTCAGAAATAAATCTAAGTCTGTCTGGTTCAACATCTGATTTGTTTAATAGACCTTGATTATAATAGTAATCAAAATTTAATATATATGATTCGCCGCTCTGGTTTGAAGGTGCGTTCGTAATAGATATAAAACCTTCATCAGTATAATCTGATTGAGATTGGTCTACGATTAATTTGGTTACAATCTCATCAGAATTAACTGTTCTTTCAATTGAGTTGATATTAATACCATATTTGAAACCAGCCCAATTGTCTTCGCCAGCAAACTCTTTTAAATATACATATTTATTTAATAAACCATTAGTTTTAGTAATATATCCATTAGCATCATGAACTACTACTAAGTCAATCCAACATTCAAAAGTTTCTGCAATTGTTTGAAGTATATTAAAGCAGTTCGATTGAGAAGCACTAATTGAAAGTATTTTTTCTGAGTCCTCATTATAAACTGGTTTAATTGTAGAGGCATCGACATTTATATACTCCGCCAGTTTATCTAAAGACGCATACGTTTCTATGTCTTCAGCGGCCGAGCC